TAAGAAGTTACGAAAGGAGAAAGGGCTATGAGTTATGTATTACGAGATTACCAACAGAAAGCCTCTGATGCTGCCGTTTCTTTCTTCAATAACAAGGCGAAGAAAACAAATACTATCATGGTATTGCCTACAGGAAGCGGAAAGAGCCTTATCATAGCTGACATCGCTTCAAGACTTGACGGTCATACATTGGTATTCCAGCCGAGCAAGGAAATTCTTGAACAGAACTTCAAGAAACTTTGTTCTTACGGGATTCTCGATTGTAGCATTTATTCCGCCTCCTTCAATTCAAAAGAGATAAGCCGGATAACATTCGCAACCATCGGTAGCGTGAAAAGCCATCCGGAACTTTTTGCCCACTTCAAGAATATCATCGTGGACGAGTGTCACCTTGTGAATCCGATAGAGGGAATGTACAAGGATTTCTTCGATGCTGTGAAGTGCAAGGTTCTTGGATTAACGGCAACGCCATATCGTTTGAGTTCCAGCCGTGACTTCGGCTCTATGCTAAAATTCATAACCCGGACAAAGCCCCATGTGTTTTCAGAGGTCATTTATCATGTACAGGTATCGACCTTGCTTGATATGGGCTATCTCTCAAAGGTGAACTACTATCCGATGAATCCTACCGGATGGAACGAACTCAATTTGAAGATAAACACTACCGGAGCCGACTATACCGATAAGTCAGTCCAAAAGGAATATGAACGGATAGACTTTTATAGTTACATCGTTCATATCGTCCAAAGGCTGATGAATCCGAAAGCAGGAGGCAAGAGGAAGGGTATTTTGGTATTTACCCGGTTTTTGAAAGAAGCGGAACGATTGACGATGTCCATACCCGGATGTGTCATTGTTTCCGGTGATACTCCAAAGAAGGAACGTGAAAGAATACTCGAAATGTTCAAGGTCGGGGAAATACCTGTAGTAGCCAATGTTGGTGTACTTACTACCGGCTTTGATTACCCAGAACTTGACACAGTTGTTATGGCCAGACCTACCATGTCACTTGCGATGTATTACCAGATTGTAGGTCGTTGCATCCGTCCTCATAAAGATAAGGAAGCCGCATGGTTTGTGGATTTATGCGGTAACATCAACCGTTTCGGTGAAGTTTCCGATTTGCATTTGAAAGACACGGGTAACGGAAAGTGGGCTGTGTTTTCAAGAGGAAGACAATTGACAAACGTAAGATTCTAAAGATATGGTAAAGAAGAACGAACGACAGGCCATCCGTCCGGATACCTGCTCAAAATGTAAGAGAGGGAAGCCGGTCAAGGTATCAATGGGGAATCCCAAAGTGGTTCTATGTAGTTTTTTCAACAGGCGTTTCGTTGCCGACAGCAAACGAAACTGTGATTATGCGATTTGATTATGAAAGAGCTAACGAGTTATTTCCCCCACGACAGCAACGCCAGGAACTCAGACAAGCTGATACGCTTACGAATGAGGCATAAGGCATCCGGATATGGAGTGTTCTTCATGATTTTAGAACGTCTTAGAGAGGAGCCAGAATACATGAGTGTCAAAGATTATAACATGATAGCTTTTGACCTTCGTGAAGATGCTTCCTTAATTAAATCCGTGATTGAAGATTTTGGGTTATTTGTCTTTACCGAGGATGGTAAGTACTTCTACTCCGAAAGCTTCAAGAAAAGAATGGGATACAAAGACGATAAATCGAAGAAACGATCCGAGGCTGGAAAGAAAGGTGTCGCTAAGAGATGGGGGAAAAAAGAGTCAGAAATAGCAAATGCTACGGAATTTATAGCAAATGCTACGGAAAACGATAGCAATGCTATAGCAAAAGTCGAAAAAACAATAGCAAGTAAAGGAAAGAAAAGAAAAGAAAATAATATAGGAGATTCTAACGAATCTCTTGTATGTGGGACTTCGCAGCCCCACGCCGAACATATCGACTACTCCGAACTTGTCAAATTCTTCAATGAGGAAACAAAAGGTGTATTTGGTACGGTCAGGACTCCGCTTTCTGATAGCCGTAAAGGGATGATTAACGCACGTATAAAATCTTACGGCAAAAAGACGTTTGCCGGCATGATTCGTAAGGCATACCAAAGCGATTTCCTGAAAGGGCAGAACAAAAAAGGCTGGACAGCATCTTTCGATTGGCTTATCAAACCAACGAATTTCGAGAAAGTAATATCAGGCAATTATGACAACAAAAATAGGGCAAATACTCAACAATGCAACCGTGATCCAAACGAGTTCCTTCGAAATATCGCAGAGGGAATCGCCCGAGCCGATTTCGAGGAATCCAAACGGTGAGTGCAGCGTAAGTCTCTATACCGGGGATTTAGCTGAGCCACGAGAAATAGCCGTATCTATCAGCAGATTGATGACCGCATTCCCGAAAATGGGAGATCCGTTCTTCAATTTGTTAGCGGAAAGGGTAAGGGCGAATAAGTTCACCACAAAACGGCTTAATGACGCTATCAACCATCTTATTGACAATTTCAACTACAAGGAGCTTAACATAGCGGATATCATCAAGTTTGACAAGAGAGCCAAGCTATACTCTTACAACGACGTATGCAAGATGGTGTCCAAGGGAGAGGCGACGTTCTCTGACTTTGCCGTTAAAGAGATCAATGGGACACATTACAGGGTAAAGAAAACTGATATAGAGTAACATGGAAATAACAGAGAGATTGAGAAACACTCCTACCGGTTTGATCGTGTTTGTAGGAGACATGAAAATTATCGTGGAAAAGTACAGGCCGTACTACAACGGGCAGAACAAGATCCCGTGCAGGGGATGCGTTTTCCGGGACGAGGGAGCGAGATTTTGCGAGTACAGCAAGGCTTGCATGGCCCATCTGAGGCCGGATCATGAGTCGGTGGTGTTCGCTAAAACAAGTAATGTTTAATCATTCATCATAGTTGAAAACTGCATTTAGGTATGATGAGAGTAATAAAAATAATTACAGCAATGGAAAAAGAAACTATAAAGAACAAAGTATTTGAGATCATAAAGAGTAGACTTTTTTACAAAGATACGCCACTTACGATGGAATCCAAGCTGGAGGATGATCTATGGATGGACAGTCTTGACGAGGTAGAGATATTGATGGAGCTGGAGAAAGAGTTTGGCATATTGATCCCTAATGATGATCCCGGACGATGCCTTACCGTAAAGGACGTTGTTGATTATATGATCCGGAGGATGGAAGAATGAGACAATACAACGATTGGGAAGAGATCGACAAGGACACGAACGGCCTTGTCACCTCGCTAACATACATGATACTTTTCGTGAACGACCAAGTGTATAACTACACCGTATCGCTCATGGAGGCCATGAGGAATAGCGAGCACTACAGGCATAACGCCAAACGGACGGCCAACGCTATCGAAAAAGAGATAGACGCTTATAACACCAACATCTTCCGGATAGCCAAGGCCAACAAGGAGGCGTTTGCCGAGATTACGCAAAGCATGGAGGAGGATGTGCAACCTCATATAGACCGGTACTACTATACGATCAGCCAGATATTGCTGGATCACGGGGTATCGGGCTCATCTAACCGGATCGCATCCCTGTCATCCACGATAAACATGCTGGCGCAGATGTCTAGGATCACGATAAGCGATTTCGGCGACAGGATGCGGAGAATCGTCCCGTTGGTGTACAATCCCCTGTCCTTTCTGGCATTGGACAAGGTAGAGCACCTGAGCGACCGGTTATCAAGCGAGGTCACGGGGAAGGACGTGAGAATAAACTTAAATGAACAGCCCGGGATAGTGAAGGCGTTCACGGCGATAACGAATGCGATACTTGATCCGAGGGTGTTCAATAAGGCTTTTGAGAGAGCCGGGTAATTATTAACGATAAATAGAATAAAATAAATGAAAACGTATATAGAATTTCTGAAAGAAAAAATGGCTATCAGCCAGCAGACAGGATTTAATATTGATCTTGAAGAGATTTCTCCGACATTATACCCTCATGTAAAAGATACCGTTCGTTGGGCGGTTGCCGGTGGATGCCGCGCCATATTTTCTAGCTTCGGTATGCAAAAGACAGTTACCCAGCTGGAAATTCTTCGGGTAATCTTGAGTCATAAAGGAGGCAAGGGATTGATCGTTTGCCCTAAGCGTGTGGTAGTCGAGTTCCTAACACAAGCGGAACAACACTTGCACATGAAAGTAACCTATGTCCGAACTATGGCAGATGTGATGATATGTCCTACCGACATCATGGTAACAAACTACGAACGTGTGCGTGATGGTGAGGATGGAGTGAGAATAGATCCGTCCTATTTTACTGCAACATCATTGGATGAAGCCAGCGTGTTGCGCGGATTCGGCACCAAGACCTATCAGGAGTTTCTACCGTTGTTCTCGGGTGTCCCTTACAGGTTTGTTGCTACGGCTACACCTTCGCCAAACAGATACAAGGAACTTATACATTATGCTGGTTATCTTGGTGTGATGGACACCGGACAGGCTCTTACTCGATTCTTTCAGCGAGACAGCACGAAGGCGAATAACTTGACACTTTATCCGCATAAGGAAAAAGAGTTTTGGTTGTGGGTATCTACATGGGCGTTGTTCCTAACCAAGCCTTCCGACCTCGGTTATCCGGATACTGGCTATGAGTTGCCTGAACTCCGCGTACATGAAGAGATTGTGAATGTGGACAA